CGCGGGATTTGCCGCATCCTGCGCAAACTCGGGCTCCTCGCAAATCTCGGCATAGGCGGCGAGTAAGTCGCGCTCGGCTTCCGAGTGCATGTCGGCAAGCAACCGCTCGAGCCGCTCGTAATACCAGGCAGCCACGCCCGCGTTAGCGTGGATAGCCCGCACGGTCACGGGCTTTTTCGAGTGTTCGGGCGGGTCAGCGCGGAGGAGCGGCACGGGCGCCCGGCGCGAGCGGGGCGCCGCCATACATTTCATGGAGCTCCTGCGACCACATGAGGGCACGCCAGGAGAGCGCGTTCGCCTCGGTCAAGAGCGATTCGACCAGCGCGCGGCGGTCTGCGTCGCACTCCCGCTCGAGCGCCGCCAGCATGTCAGCAAGGTCCATGACGTGCCGCACGATGCAGTCCCCGTGGTCATTCGATTTGCCGCGCGTATGGTGCATCGGCTCGCCGGGGTTGTGCTTGTCGTTCCCCGCCTTGGAGTGGCGCGCGACGCCTGCGAGCGCGGCAGGCGCGTATTTCAGGCAGCCGGTGAACACGGGCACGTTTTTACGCTCGTCGCTGTCGGTCGGCAAGGTCAGTTTCATTTGCCGGGCACCGACACCCACGCTGCCGCTTTGGTCGCCTTTGTCGTGGTGTCCGCCCATACGGCGTTATCCCAACACAAGCCGTTGTCGGGATGCGTGACCCAAAAGTTTTGCGACGGCGGCTCAAACCCGAAGTTGTTGTCGGCAGCGTACTCGTCGTATCCCTTGAGCGTACCGTTGCCGCGCAGACGCGCCGTCAGCATCCGCTTGTGAAAGTGCCCAAATTCCATTACATCGTAATCTTGCCCGACCGCCGCGTTGCGGGTGTTTTTCTTCTGCTCGCCGCGCGTGACCGGACCAAGCGGTCCAATAATACCGTCGCCTCCCCGGAATTGGTCGCCGTGCGTAAGTAGGTAGCGGGTGCCGTATACGCGGTAAAGCGCATCCGAACCGTCTGGGATATAGAAAGTAACTCGCCTGTCGTTCTCGAAATGCGCAGCGAGGAACTGGTAGAGCAGCCACCCGAACGACGTGTGATTGCGGTCCTTAGACCAAATCTTTTTGGTGTCGCGGTCGTGGTTGCCGCTCACGCAGGGTAAGAAGACGTGTCCGAACGTATCAGCCATCAATGTGATTGCCGGCACGAGATGCTTGTACAAATCCATGAGCGTCGGCATTGTGTTGAGTTCATTCGACGCCGACAGTTCGTCGTGAATGTTCCCGCTAATCATGTCGCCGCCTAAGGGCATAACGATGCCGGGGTAACGCATTTCCGGGTCAATAATCTTGCAGAGAAAAATCGTTGACTCGACCACGGTGCGCAGCCGGCGGCGCGCGATAGCGAGGTTGTACGAATTGACCTCGCCGATTTGCGAGGCGCGTACCTGCTCGCCCCAATGCAAGTCTGACAGCATGAGCTTAGGCACGCCGGGGGCTTTCGCCTTTTTCGGTTCGTACGCCCACGAAGGCAGCTGCAATTCGTTGACGGCAAGCTTGGCGGTGCCGAGAAATTCGCGCAACGCCTCGGCGGTGCTCGCCTCGGTATTCGCCTCCTCAAGCTGGCGCTTGAGGTCCGCAATGATGAGTTGCGGGTCATGTACCTTGCGGAAATCGGCTAATTTCTTCGCCATGGCCTAATCCTCGTCGGGCGCCCAGTGTTTGAACGCGCGGGGTTGTTCCTTGCACAATTTCGCCGCCATCTTAGCATCAGCAAACCAGACTTTGCGCGGCGTCTTCTTGTGGGCGCCCGGCACGATAACGATATGCGCGGCGAACGACGGGCGTGCTTCGGGCAGTTGATTGACAGATAAGTCAGCCCGCTTGGCAAGGTCTATCTCGTACTCCCAATCATCCCCGTCCCGGGCCATCGCCGCGAACGCCTTGCGGACGGCGGACGGGATCTTAACCGTCGGGTCGTGCGCGGCGCGGAGGTCGTCAAGGGTTTTGCGGGGTCGTTTTGGTGTCGTCAAAGTCTACTCCTTACGTGGTTTAATCAATGCTCCGCGAAACCATCGCGGCTTGCTGTCAACAGTCGGGCGAGCTTCCGCGGGTTTATCTGTCGCTTTGCGTTCAATAATCGCCGCGTCCATTACCTGACGGGCGCTCGTTTTCTTCAATCGCATCCGCGCCCTACCTCGCTGACGCCGGTCGAGTAGTAATCATCGACGCCGCCCTGTCGGTTCGTGTTGTATGTGTCGGCGTCGCGCCAGCCTTGCGGGCACATATAGCCCCATCGGCGGCGTTGCGGCCAGCGAAGCCATAGCGTCCACACGGGGCGGGAATCGATGAGCTCGATTCGGTGCAGCGTCTCGGCTTTGCGAAACAGCGGGCGCCATGCGCGCCGGTAGTATTTACGGTCCTTGAACCATCTGCCGTCGGCTTGACGCGAGCGTACGCCTGCGTCCCATCCTGATGGCCACCGCCGCAATGGTGGCTGCATGCCGTCTGGGTAATACTCGCGCACGACCTCGACGAACCCTTGCCGGCTAAGAATCAGCGAGATGCTATCGCCCTTGTGATCGTGCAGCGCGCGGTCGTCGTCGCTCCGCAGCCATTTATGCAGGCTCAGCTGCCATCCACGCAACACGAATAGATGCCAGCGTATAGTCTGCGGGTTGTTTCGCGGCCCAATAATCAAATCAGGCTTTCGCAATTTGGCGTTCCCATGTTTTGATTGCATGACAGTTGGCACACCGAACTTTGCATTGACCCATTTCGATTTCCGCCATCAGTCCCTTGATATTTCCGATACGGCCTATCTCGGCAGACTTAGGCCCTTCGTGGTCAAACTCCAATGCGGCGAAATGTCCTCGATAACCGCAATCAATACAGCCTTTGGATAGCTTAAATTCCTGTCTCCAAAGTCTCACGGCCTTGCGGCTATTACGACAATTTTTCAAATGTACGGCGTATCGCGCGGGGTATTCTTTGGTTTTGATGTAGCTTCGCGCGCGAGATTGCGTCAGTTGATTCGGATTGTCCCGTTTAAGTCGAGCGCGTTGCGCGCGACGCTTGCATTTGTCCGAACAGTAACGCGCGTTATAGCCCATAGGTTTAGGCTGAAACGGCGTCGAGCACTGCAGGCAAGTCATCATTTGAGGACCGATCCTATAGGACCGATCCTAGCGTGTCAACTAAGGTCCGGTCTTCGCCTTTATCGGGACCGCCGGCTGCGCACGAGCCTTTGCCGCAGCCGCCGCCGTCTTGAGCGCCGCCTGTCCCGTCTCGTGCTGGCGCTGCTTGTCCGCTTCGCTCGCCTCGTGCTCGCGCGTGGCGTCGCCCTCGGGGTCGGTCGTTGGTTCCTCGGGCTCGGGCGGCTCGGGCGGCCCGCCGGTCAGATTCGAGTAACCGCTGTCCGGGTCGGACTGCAGCCGCACGCGCGCCTCGTCGGGCGATATAACGCCCGCATTGATGTAGCCCGTGTCCATATCGGCGTCGCTCTTGCGAATCTCCGAGAGCTCCTTTTGCGTCGGCTCATCGAGCGTCACCCAATGGATAACGATATCGTCGTCGATTTTGCCGAGTAACGAGCACTGAATCGCGTTCAAGAGCTTCTGCAAATTCGGCTGGTATAGATGCACGCACTGCGCCATTATCCAGTCGTACCAAACCTGAATTTCACCCTCGCTGGTCGCGTTCAAGCCGGTAGGCACGACGCCGAAAATCTTAACTAGCGGCGTGTGCCACACGGCTGCCATGTGTTCTTGTGACTGAGCCTGCAGCTTGTCGAGCGAGGCAAGCGACGCCTCGGCAAAAGCCATTTCCTCGGTGTCTTTGTTGATAGCGTTCACGCCCTGGTTATTGCGTGTCGCGGTCAAGATGTTGAGCCGGGCGAGCAGCCCGGAGCCGTCGGGCGCGCCATCCTCGAGGGTCGCTTGCAAGTCGGTCGACAATACGAGCATCGAGAAATTGTTGATAAGGTCGTTTACGCTCTTGCGCGTGCGAAGCCACATGTTGACCGCCATCTCGCCGAGTTGAATTAGCGAGATGCCCGAGAAGTTATACATCGGCTTCAGGAGGTCGGGCACTTCGTGGCTGATAAACGTCAAGATGCGATCGGCGTGGGTCTTGCGCCCCATGATGTACCAGGATGTCGGCTTGTAAAAATCCTCGCGTTCCGGGTAGCTCGCGTTCCACGAGTACGGCGTCGACCAGTACGGCTCGAAACACGCAATGCTTTTCAGGCTGCCCTTCGGTATGCCCGCCGGGGAAATCTCGAGCGGTTTCTGTCGCGCCTGGTCGTCGGCGTCATTGATATTAAGGTAAATCTGCCCGCGCCCGAACTCGCAATCTAAGAGCGCCGCCCGGTAGAACTTCTCGCGGACCTTGAGCCGCTCGCATTCCGCCTCAATCTGCGCGATAACCTCGCTTTTGTCGCCGCCGCTCTTGCTCTGCAGCTTGAACCATTTGCGGGTCATTTCCGTTGCGACCGTCTCGCACGGGGCGCGGTACTCGGATATCTGCGTGAGTTCGGACAGGTACGGGTAGCCGGGGAACCACAGCCCCCCGCCATACCCCTGCGCGCTGCCCTGATAACCCCACGAAGGACCGAACGA